CCCACAGGAGGCCCGTACAGCGGATGTAGCACTTTCGGAGGGTACACCCCTCGATCGCGTCAAAGGCGACCTACGGGCGTTTCTGTGGCTTGTATGGCAACATCTGGGTTTGCCAGAGCCGACGCCGGTGCAGTACGACATGGCCGAGTACATCCAGCATGCGCCGAGACGTGCGGTCGTGCAAGCATTCCGGGGTGCCGGCAAGAGTTACATCACCAGCGCCTACGCGGTGTGGACGTGGCTGAACAACCCGGATGCCAAGATCATGGTGGTGTCGGCCAGCAAGGAACGGGCCGATGCGTTCAGTACGTTTACCCAGCGGCTGATTGCTGAGGTGCCGGGGTGTCAGCATCTGATGAGTAGGCCTGACCAGCGAGCGTCGAAGATCGCGTTCGATGTCGGGCCGGCTAGGGCAAGCCACAGTCCTAGTTGTAAGAGCATTGGAATCACGGGCCAGCTAACCGGAAATAGGTCGGATTTGATCATCGCAGATGACTGCGAAGTTCCGGGCAATAGTGCAACCCAAGGTATGCGAGACAAGCTGGCCGAGCTGGTCAAGGAGTTCGACAGTATCCTGACGCCGGGTGGTCGTGTGATCTACCTTGGGACGCCACAGTGTGAGGATAGCTTGTACACGAAGCTGGGCGAACGTGGTTACCAGTCACGTATCTGGCCGGCGCTAAAACCGTCGCCCAAGGAAGCGGTGACGTATGGCGACAGTCTGGCACCGTTTGTGCGCGGGCTGGACGTCAAGACCGGCAGCTCGATTGACCCGCTGCGGTTTACCGACGACGACCTGATGGAACGACAAGCCAGTTATGGCAAGGCAGGCTTCGCGCTGCAGTTCCAGCTGAGCACACAGCTGAGTGACGCGGACAAGTTCCCGCTGAAGGTCCGCGACATCATCTTCCTGCCGATCGACAAAGAACGTGCGCCGATGCAGCTGACGTGGGGACCGTATGAGCCGGCTCTGCTGAACGATCTGCCCAACGTAGCGATGCGCGGTGATCGCATGTACGGACCCATGAGCGTCGGTGACGTGACTGCTGAGTTTACCGGCAGTGTCATGTCGATTGACCCGAGTGGTCGCGGTGCGGATGAAACCGGGTATGCCTGCGTAAAGATGCTGAACGGTTACTTGTGGGTGACCGAGGCAGGTGGGCTGGCCGGCGGCTACGAAGAGGAGACGCTGGGGGCGCTGGCCGAAATAGCAAAGAGGAACGACACAAACACGATCGTGGTCGAGTCAAACTTCGGGGACGGCATGTTTACTAAGTTGTTCGAGCCAGTGCTGCGCCGTCGCCACCCGTGTGCGATCGAGGAGGTTCGACACAGCAGTCAGAAGGAACGACGGATCATTGACACGTTGGAGCCGGTACTGATGCGCCACAAGTTAGTGATCGATCCGGCAGTGGTTGAGAGCGACTACCGGACAGCTCAGCGGTATGACCCAGCGGCACGGCTGAGCAAGATGCTGTTCTACCAGCTGACGCGGATCACAGCCGACAGAAATGCGCTACGACACGATGACAGGTTGGACGCATTGGCTATCGCTGTGGCTTACTGGTCGGAGCAGATGGGGGTGGACGATGTAGCTGGCGTGCGGGCTCACAATGATGAGTTACTGCGGCGTGAGCTCGATGCTTTCCTAAGGGCAGGTGGAGCGACACAAAAGGCTGCAAAGCCGAACTGGATGGATAGCGTCGTCGAGTTTCCTGCGGGTTAAAACCCGGTAATAAAAAAAATAAAAATCCCCTTACGAATTGGATCGACACTATACGGAGAACCAAGGGGGAGCCCTACTTATAAGTTAACTGATGAGCCACTCTCGAGTACACCTGACTTCAAGAAATTTTTCTAAACCGGGTCTACTCGCAGGATCACTAAGTAGTTAACTAATAAGATTAGGGTGGCTCGTGGGAAACGTACTGTCAAGCACACGTCGCGGCATATCTGACGCAAAAATCTGAAGAGTGTATTAGATTAGGGTCGCGCGCCAGCCCCCCCATGCCCCCTGCCCGAACCGCTGAAAAGTGCCGGCCTAGACCGCTGCACGGTGCGCCGGCGGGACCTGTTTTCCTGCAATATCAGTGACTTAGACGCCTGCAGAAACGCATTTCAAGTGCGATGCCTGCGGGATGACGGCTATCTGCACTGCGTTGCGCGTGTGAGTGCTCGCGGGGGTCTTTCGATTAGATCAAATTCGAAACGAAAATTGGTATCTCAGGCAACAAATAGGCTTGCGCACACGACACCGGCCAGAGTATAGGCACGACAGCGCACAAGACACCGCGCCGCACACACACACGCACACACATAAGGATTTACCGACATGACCCGCACGCTTTACCAACTCAAGAACGACCTGCTCACCACCCTCGACGAGAACCGCGCCGAAATCATCGAAGACGTATATCCCGATGACCGGGTCGCCGAATACGTCGACACCGCCATACCGGTTTACTACGGCGACCTTGCCGCGATGCTGGCCGACGATACCAGCCTCGGCTTTGTCGATGATGAGGGCCTCCTCGGCGACAACCCGGACGTATTCACCACCATTCAGGTCGCCATCTACGAGGAACTCATCGGCGTTGCCAGTGAGTGGCTCCACAAAACCGCATACACAACCCCGGGGGCCTAGCCTTTTAACCAAACGTGTGCGCTGGCGTGCCTGTCACGCTGGCGTGCACACAACCAACCAACCAACCAACTGGAGCACACACAAATGACTAAGACAGTTAACATTTCCGTCGAAACCGCGCGGCACGCTATCGCCTGCATACAGGCCCGCGCAGAGGAAGGCCTTCAGCTACTTAGCAACGCGGCGGAAGATGAGACGCCCGAATATGCGAAGGCTGTTGCCGACGCCAAGTCGGTCATCGCTGCACTTTGGCAGGCTGAAATGGAATTGCTTACCGCTATTGATCAGGCGGAGGGCTGAAAAGTAATCCAACCCGTGCGCTGGCCAGTTACACACGCCAGCGCACACACACACACACAATAGGAAAGCACACACCATGGCACACACAAAAAAGCCAACCGACGCAGCTGTTATCTATGACGGCCCCAGCATGATTGACGGACAGCCGATTGTTGTCGTCGCTACCTACTCGAACCGCAACCGCAAGACCGGCGGCGTCCTGCAGACTTATATTCTGCTGCGCGATATTGACCCGCGCGATGCCAACAAGTGCGGCGCAGACTTTGCCATCTGTGGCAACTGCCCGCACCGGGGCAACGCGACAACCGACCCGGCCCGCGCGCTTGCCACCGGGCGCAGCTGTTACGTTGTCATAGGGCAAGGCCCGCTGAATGCTTGGAAGTCTTACCAACGCGGCACAGTTTACCCGCGCGTGGCTGATCATGCAGGCATGGCAGCACTTGGCCGAAACCGCACAGTTCGGCTTGGCACCTATGGCGATCCGGCAGCGGTGCCGTCTTACATATGGGAAAGCCTGCTGTCTGAATGCGGCGCGCATGTCGGATACACGCACCAGTCAGGCGTCGCTGGTGCCGATGTGCGGCCAGACTTGTGCATGACGTCTGCCGACACGCTGGCCGACGCGCAACAGGCATGGGCACGCGGAGAGCGCACGTTTCGCGTCGTCCGTAGTTACGCCGACATGCAGGCCAATGAGATAGCCTGTCCGTCTGAACGCGGCGTGCAGTGCGCAGACTGTCGCCTATGCGGCGGTACGTCCGTCCAATCCCCTAAGTCCATCGCAATCGCGGTACACGGTGCCGGTGCGCGCTACTTTTAACCCAACGTGTGCGCTGGCGTGCCTGTCACGCTGGCGTGCACACAACCAACCAACCAACCAACGGAGTCAACCACAATGAAACCCTTCCACCTTTCAATCGACCACACCGACGCGCGCATTCTGCTTGCCGGTATCGATGCCATGCGCCGCGAGTGCGACGTCTCGGATGAGAGTGCATCGCTGGTTCTGCACGACAAGCTCGAGGCGCATATGCACTGGCTCGAGACGCACCCGAACATTGAGCGGGTCGCGTTGGAGGTCGAGCGCTCTGACGTCTGGCACCTGAGCGAAGAGCAAGCACTCAAAAATGCGATGGACTGGGCAAGCGCAGAGCTCAACCGGCACTCGAAATCAGGGCTCGAGCTGCCTGCGATCCGGCATCGCTTGCACGAGCTGCGCGCTGAAACCGCCAAGGCAATCCGAGCAGCTGACGGCAAGCCACGCAGCGCGCTGATCATGGAAGCAGCCGAGCGGCAAGCACGTCTGCGCCAAGAGGTCGACACCTTGGAGCAGGAGGCCACGACATGAAAACCGTCACGCTGACTGCTGAGCAGTGGGAATCCCTACATCACTGGGCCTTCGAAGGTCTCGATTACCGCAGCTACTGGGCTGAGGAAGACTGCGCCGGTGATCCAGAAAGTGCAGCTGATCTGAGCGCCAGCATGCAGAAGGGCTGGCAATCACTAGAACAGCTGCGCGAACAGATCGACCGGGGGGCAACGTCATGAAAAAGATCTTCAACACTTGGACACACCCCACGTCTGGCAAGCTTCGGGTCTACTGCAACAACCCGTACCCGGGCATTAAAATTTGGATGGAGCAACGTGGCGACAGCTACATCGTCAAAAGCTGGTGTGACTACAGACTGCCCCAACATTTTAGGCGCGACGGCAAATGCTGGGCCATAAATTACTTTATGGAGCGCCTGCCTGAGGCAGGATACACCGGCCCGCTTGAGTTCGAGAGCATCGCTGGTTTTGCGCAGGGGGGCACGACATGAACCTCATGCTGCTGATCGTCACCGCCTCGGCGTGGTTCTTCTTCGCCTACCTCGCAGTGTTCTCGCTCTGGCTACCGTGACGCCATGGGAAGAGCACCTGACCGCAAGCCACGCCGCCCCCGCCTCGTGCCTCCT